TTAATTCTGCATAAAATTAGCAAATTTAAGTGAAGTTTCTTGCTTTCGATTCTGTGTAACGTGAGTATAAATATCAAGTGTCATTTTTGAAGTCGAATGTCCTAAGCGTTCTTGAACTTCTTTGATGTTAGCACCAGATTCAAATAAAAGAGAAGCATGGGTATGTCTAAACCCGTGTGCAGTTATTTTTTTCATATCTGGGAAATTACGGTATACTGTTCCTAACCAAGATGTTGCAACATGGGATGGGTAGTATTGGTTAGTTTCAGGGTTTGTAAATAAGAACTGTTGAGAATTATTAGCATTAAAACCAAATTTCAATAGTTTCTTCTGTTGTTGTAGTTTCCATTTTTTTAATACAGTTAATGTAACATCATCTATAGAAATTACTCGTTTTGATTTCTTAGTCTTAGGTGTATTTATAGTCGTTTCTTTTTTGCCAGGATTATATGCAGTAGTTTTAGTTATAGTAATTGTTTGCTCATTAAAATCTATATCTTTCCATTGTAAAGCTAAACATTCACCAGAACGCATACCAGAATAGGCAAGGAGTCTAAAGAACGTATAGTATTTGAAATTGTATTCTTTGACATTTTCTAAAAAAGTGATAAGTTCATCTTTAGAGTAAAAATTATTATCAGATTCAATGTGTTTATATTTTTTCTTATCAGTGGCTTTAGGAAAGATTACTAATTTAAAAACATTAACATCTAACATACTCAATTTAACAGCATAATTTAACGGAGAATTGAGTATTACTAGATATTGACGATAACTCTTGTATTTAGCAGCTAACTTATTAACTATTTGTTGAGCTAATGCAGGAGTTATTTTTTTAATATTTGCATTACCAATCAATGGCTTTACAACTCGTTCATATCTTATTTTTTTGGTTTCAGCTGTATTAGTTTTTACAGTGTTCTTGTATGATTCAAACCATAAGTTAAACAAGTCATCAAAGGTTTTAATATTTGTATCTTTAGCTTTTCCATAGTTTCCATTGGCAAAGTCTAACTGCAATTGTCTGATTACACGTTCTGCATCTTTTTTTCTTTTGAATCCTCTCCTGGAAGTTTCTACACGTTTACCAGTAACTGGATCAATACCTAAATATAGTTTAAATCTATATAAAGATTCTCCTTTTTTAGTATATTTGATTATTTGTGCCATTATAATCATCTCCTTTAGAATATATGTTCTTTTTTAGTTCTAGTAAAAACCAATCATCAGACAATGACTGGCTTTAATTAAATTTTTTAATTATTATTTTGGTTAACTGGTTTTTGTAAGAAACTAAATACTGTACCAATTATTAATAGAACAATTGCAGGGAAGGCAAAAGCAGCTGCTAATCCAAAAGCTAAGTTACCAAGTAAACACAAAAGTGGACCTACTATTGAGATTGAAGCCTTTTTAGATTTATATAATGCAACGATACTTACAACTACACCAATCCATGCCATAGCGTAAAAGAATGTAGCTGTTGAGTTTAAGTTACTACCTCCATTAAATGATTCATCAAAAGCTGCACCAATAATAAAGAACCATGAAACAGCAAATAAGAAACAGTTAACAATTGATAAAATTCCATTCCAAGTATTAATTTTTAATTTATTCATACTAAAACTCCCTATAAATTATTTCAAACTAAAAGTAATATTTTTTGAGTCGTCAAAAACACTTACACCCATTTTTAATTTTGGATTAGTAGCACCTTGTTTAATTTCAGCAGCTAAGTTACCAGTAACAGAAGCTCCTTTATCAAGGGCGCCACTATGTATAAGATTGTCTACATTGTCTGGATAAGCGTCAAAATCAGTATTATTACCATTAACATTTAATTTGAAATCGTAAGGGTTATAATCATAACTCTCTCTGCTCTTATTGGTAATAGTTACATTAGCTACAATGTAATGTTTACCTTCATCAATAGAATCGTATTCTCCCGGTTCTACATATTGAAAACTATTAACCTTTAGAGATATACCCTTATAAGTTGCAGTCTTACCAACCTTGAAGACTTTTTTCAAGACAGATTTTGCCTCTATTGTATTAGGTGGGGTAACAACTGCAGTAAAACCAGCCATTGTAAAAGTGGCTAGTAACATACTTTTATAAATACCTTTTCTCATAAAAAGGACCTCCTTAAAATATTTTGGGATTAGCTTTTAGTGACATCAAATCATTGGTCAAATATCTCAATCTAAAACACTGTTAAAACTTAACCAGTGTAATATCCAATAACTTCTTCTTTTATAGCCTCATCTAAATATTTTGGAATACAATAGGAATCAATGAAATTATAGATATTAACATCTTCTTTTTCAGTTTCTCCACAATAAAAGGATGTCAGAAGCTTAACCGCCATTAAATTAGTTTGATATTCAATGCCAGATTTATTTTTGAAAGACGTGTCGTAAAAACATACATCAGTTTCATCACCACGCAAGATATGTGCCATTTCATGAGCTAGTTGAAATGTGAATTCAAACTTATTATGCCAGTTAGGGTTCATAACGATACATCTATGTTCAAAAGAAGCAGAGGGTGGAGTATATGGAGATAAATTTTCTAACCAAACAACTCTAATATTTTCTTTATTGCAGATATTATATAAGTAATCTTTAATATCACTTCTCATAAGACCACCCCTACTTAATATCGTTTCTAGTTCCTCTCATAATGCGACGTATAAGCTCCAAATCTTCTTTTGGAATTTGACGTCCTTCATATGTAAAAATAATATCATCATCATCAATATCAGCTGTTTTAGTATCATCATCTTTTTTCTCAGGACGCCCGAGCAAGTAGTCGGTGGTTACGTTGAAGTAGTCAGCTAAATTAGATATAGCAGAGCTAGAAGGTTCAGCTTTGCCAGTTTCCCACGCTGTAACGGTAGTCTGAGATACACCAACAACTTTTGCAAGTTCAGATTGGGACATTTTTTTTAGTTTTCGCAAATCTCTAATTGTTTGACCTATCATAATAAGTTCACCTCGTATTATTAAGTTTTATTACTTAAATAATAACATTACTTAATAATATAGTTAATAAAAAATTACTTTTTAGCAAAAAAATTAATAAAAACTGTTGACTTATTAAGTAAACTTAGTATAATAGAATATGTAAGGTTGATAAGGGCTTTACGAATACTAAAGAAAGGAGAAAAGAATGGGACCTAGAAGAAAAAAGTTTCCAAAGAAAAAGCCGCTTAGCAGAAGCGAAAAGATAACTTTGATAATCGGCATAATTCAAATAGTTATCGCTTTGTTGCAACTGCTAGCAGCTTAGGAAACAAACCAAAGGGGAGCAATCCCCTATTTGGTGAACGTTTTTTCGTTCGATTAAATTATAACATGGTTCCATTGTGAGTTGCTATGAAAAAAGATAACGATATAGGAATGAAGATAATAATTTTTATTCAATTAGTAGTGTTATTATTACAGATAATTAATTTATTTAAATAATAATACTAACTTATAAACCTTAACATTAAGTTATAATAATTGTTGAGGTGATTTAGGTTGAAGGAGATATTAAATAAATTTATAGATATATGTATTTTGTTCACTCCACAAGTATTTTTAATATATATGGGTGAAAAAACATGGCAAGTAATGGTTATTTGGCTATTCGGTTCAATAGTAGCTATTTTTTCTGATAGAGTGAAAAATATTATATTTGCTCATAATAAGATACAACTCGAATTGCGCGAGTTAGTTAGTGAAGCAAATGCAACAATAAAAAATTTAACAGAAATATCTGAACCATTACTAATAATGAGTTTAGAAACAATCATTGCTTCTTCACATGGATTTAGTCCAATAAACTATAAAACAGCGATGAAGTATATATACAATGTTCAAAAGATAAAAAGAAAATACCAATTTGAATCATATGAAGTAACACAATTGTTATTTAGAGCTAAGATTGCTACTCTCGGATTAGGTGAAGGTGTTGCCAGAAATATTAATAATGGTGTGGAAACTTATCATATTGATTTGAATGACAATAATGTAATATCAAAATTAAAAAATTATCTTGCGGATGAACAAAATATCAAAATTAAAATTATCTATACTGATTTATTAGAATTTTTAGAAAGGACAGGCAACATAAATGAAGATAGTTATTCAAACGACCAAAGGGACAATAGAATCTCCTGAGTTTCCAGAAATAGTAAGAGAGGCTTTAAAGAAGAAAATAGACAAGTTAGCAGATAATTTAATGGATAGTTGGTTCAATCACCCAGTATATTTCAGAGTAGATGGTTGGGCTTGTATCTTAAATAAAAAAGAATTCATATCTATCACCTTAACGGAATAAAATAGAAAGAGAGATGATTAAAAATGGAACCTACTCTAAAATTATTAAGAGTGAACAAGGGTTTTAATCAAGATGAACTTGGTGAAAAGATTGGTGTATCTCAAACAACCATCTCTGCTTGGGAACAAGGAAAAGCCAAACCAAGTGCGAAAAATATTTACAAGTTGGCTAAAATTTATGCAGTTGAGCCAACTGTTATTTTTAATACAATTTTTAAGCAAAAAACTTAATAAAATATATTTAAATATAGAATTTTTATTAAGTTTAATAATAGAAAGTGGTGATAATGATGAATAAACTAAAAATTCTAGGGACAGAAAAAGTTGGAAACTTTAAATTTACTGGAATTGAAGGAGGTTTTGGTAAAAATAAAAAATCCATGTTAGTAAAAGATATTGCTGTTATTCATGGAAAAGAAGTTCGCCAAATTAATCAAGCAATCAACATGAATAGAAAAAGATTTAAGAATGGAATAGATATCTTAGATTTAAAAGAAAATAATTTCGCTATCAATCTAATGGATAGCGGATTTACACAAAATCAAATTAATGCATCCAACAACATCTATCTCTTATCAGAACGTGGATATGCCAAGTTACTTAAAATTCTTGAAGATGATAAAGCTTGGGAAATCTATGATGAATTGGTTGATAACTACTTCAATATGAGATACGTCATCCAAAAGCAAGATTCATATATGATTACTGATCCAGTTCAGCGTGCTAAGCGTTGGATTGAAGAACAAGAAGAGCATCAAGTTAAGTTAGCAATGGCTAAGCAAGAAACAAAAGATGTTCAAGATAATACACCAATATCATCTAAAGATTATCAAGTGTTATCTAGAAAGATTGGTCAAAAGCTAGATCGATATCTTAGTCAGCATCAAATTTACAACAAAAACCAAGTTGCTTTGTTGAGATGGGATTTAAATAATGCAATTTTAAAAGCTGCAGGAGTTCCTGCAAGAACATTGATCAAACAGAAGCATTTTACAGCTGTTGCAGAAGCATTAGTTAATTGGGAACCAAGTGAATCAACGTTAGAAAAGATGAAGGCTTATTAAAGTAAATAAGGTAGGTGAGCGATATGGAATTAGCAGACTTATTTAGCAAAAAAGCATTAGGAGATTTTTTAAACAAGCTTTTTGATGCCTTGTTGAAAATGGCAGAAGAAAGAATGGAGTTTAAGAGCCAAAGATTTCTAAATAGATCTCAGGCTGCTGAGTATTGTGGAATGGAACCAAAATATTTTGACAATGTCCGAAAAGAACCAGATGCACCAAGACCAATCTATCCAATAGAAGGTGGGACTAAACCATTCTTTGATAAAGAAGATTTGGATAGATATATGGCAAGTAGAAAGATTTGAGGTGACCTGATGGAACCAATACTAGCAGTGATTGTAGCGTGTATAGCTTATGTAATAATTTTCGTTTTGGTTAGCTGGCTCAAGGATATTTTTACTGGGGGTAAATGATATGTGGTGTATATACGGTATTCTACTATGCATAGCGTACGCAGGAAGTGTTGATTTGTATAGACTTTGGAAGAGAAAGGATGATTAAGATGATTGAATTAACTAATGCAGCATATTGGACGTTAATCGCTTTATCCGTACTTGCAGGATATGCAATTAATGAAATTATCAGATCGATTAGAAAAGGCGAGTTCTTTGATTGGGATGATGATACAAAATGAAAGAAGATTTAACTTTAAATGTTGACGACGGTGGTCGTTTTAAATGTGACAACTGCAATGTGATTTTTGAAGTTTATGGAATACAGGATGTAGATGACGTTAAACACTGCCCAATATGTGGAAGTTATAACATCTGGATAGTTGAAGAGATGGATCTTTAGAGGAGGTGATGAAAGGTGCTAGATACAAAAAAATTCAGTGGCGGCAACCACTGAACAAATAAAAATTAACAACATTAATCTTAACACATTATTCAATTTCACGAAATCACTAGATAGTGATGTTGAGAAATTTCTAGTAATAAGGGCTTTCTATCAACTTAATTATTTTGACCTTGAATCTAATGATAGAGAAGCACTAGAAGAACTATTAAAACCAATAGGAGGAACCAAATAATGAATCTATTCGAATTAAACCAAACGTACAGAGACCTAGAAGAACGTGAAGACTTAGATCCAGAAGTGCTAGCTGATACCTTAGATTCAATAAATGACGCTAGAGAAATTAAATTAGATAATATTGCTTACTGGATTGAGAAAAATAAAATGCAACTAGATTGGTTGTCTGAAAAACTCAAGGATCTAAGAGAAAAGCAAACATCACTCAATAACTTAAATCGATCCTTGCAAGACTACATGACACGAGCATTAGATGATGCTGGTATTAAAGAACTGCAAACTGAAAACCACATTTTAAAGCCTAGAAATTATAAGGCATCAGTCATTGTAGAGAGTCTAGATGATTTACCAGAAGAATTTAAACAAACTAAAACAGAAGTTACTGCTGATAAAAAAGAGCTATATAAGGTTTTAAAAGATGGCCAAGAAGTACCAGGTGTTCACCTTAAGCCAAACAGAGGAATAGTGATTAAGTAATGTTCAAGTTGAGAGATTATCAATTGGAATCAATTAATAACATCTATGATTCCGTCAAAAAAGGACATCACTCCATAATCGTTCAGTCACCACCTAGAACAGGTAAGACTGTGATTATGTCCGAGATTGCCAGACGTGCTACTAAAAAAGGTAATCGAGTGATGTTCGTGGTTCATAGAAAAGAGATTGTGGACCAAGTTATCAAAACTTTCAAAGCTAATGAAGTTGATATGTCTTTAACTCAAATAGGTATGGTTCAAACATTTACTAGACGTGTAGATACTCTTTCTAAGCCTACTATTATTTTCGTAGACGAGGCTCATCATGTTTTAGCTAGAAGTTATCGTAGAATACTTGAAACGTTCCCAGACGCTTTAAAATTATTATTCACGGCTACACCAGTAAGACTAAATGGAGAAGGGTTTGAAGATGTAGCAGATGACTTAATTATTGGTAAACCTATCTCATGGTTAATTGATAATCAATTTCTAGCTCCAGTAGATTACTATGCACCAGTTGCTTTAGATACTTCAAAATTAAAGACTAAACGTACTGGTGATTATGATGAACAATCAATAAAAGACGCTTTTAAGCCTAAGATTTACGGTAGAACAGTTGACCAATATCTTAAGTTGGCCAATGGTAAGCAGGCAATAGCCTACACTTACAATGTTGAATCAGCTGAGAGATTAGCTAAGCAGTTCTGTCAGCAAGGGATCTTGGCCAAAGCAGTATCTGGCACTACTCCTAGAGCAGAACGAGACCAAATTATCAAAGACTATCGAGTCGGAAAGGTAAGGATAGTTACGAATGCTGAGCTATTTACTGAAGGGCTAGATTTACCAAACGTTGACTGTGTAATCATGCTGAGACCTACCAAATCATTGTCTTTATATCTGCAATTTGCAATGCGATCAATGAATCCAAGAGCAGGCAAAACTGCAATTATCATTGATCAAGTTGGAAATGTTCAACGCTTTGGTTTACCTACTCAAGATAGGTATTGGAGCTTAGAAGGAACTAAAAAGCAAAAAGAAAGTAATAGACCTAAGATTAAACCAGTTTCAACGTGTCCTAGTTGTTTTGCAGCATTCTACAGGAACAGTAATAAATGTCCGTTTTGTGGGGCTGGCTTAGTTGAAGAAAAAGAAATTGAAGTAGTTGATAAAGCAGAGTTAAAAAAAGTTGTAGCACGTAGGAAAGAAATTTTTAAAAAGATTATAAATGATAAAGTCGCTAATAACGTAGTAGACAAGAAACCTTCAGATTTAAAGAATTACGCTGAAGTTAAAGCTTATGCAGAGCTAAAAGGTTACAAGCCAGGGTGGGCTTACTTCTATGCTAAGCAACGTGGCTTTATCAGATGAAAGGAATGATTAAAGTGTCGATTTTACCACCACTTAATAGACAAAAGAAGGTTAGAAGAATTCCTAGAAACTTCTTCATTTTCGGAGATACCATGTCAGGTAAATCTTATTTGGCTGAGAGATTTCCAGTACCACTATTTTTAAACACTGACGGTAATTCGGAAATGATTCCAGCTCAAGACATTCAATTATTAAACGTTAGAGATGCTCAAGGGAAACTAAAACGTTCAGTAATTGACCAGTTAGATGAGATTATCTTAGAACTTAAAACTAGGAATCCTGGTTATAAAACAATTGTAATTGATGTAATTGATGATTTAACAGTCATGATTGAACAAGCTATTTGTTATGAAAATGACGTTCAAAGTTTAGCTGATATTCCATATGGGAAAGGCTATTCAGCATTTAACAGCGTACTACAAAGCTTTGTAGTAGAGCTTAAATCACTACCTATGAATGTTGTTTATATCTCAAGAGTTGCAAAAGAAGGAGACAGTGATGTTGAAGTACCTAGTCTGAAAACTAAGTACTACAACATTGTTAATGGTAACTGTGATTTAGTTATCCAAACTAAACGCAGAGGAAAGAACTACATCAGACGAGTTACTGATAGACGCACACATTACGTACGTGAAGAAATTGATGACAAGGATATTTTAAGAATTCTAGATAACGTTGTAGGGGTATTTGATAAGCCCGTTAAGACTCCAATTAAAGAACAGAAGAAAATTGTAGACAAAATTGAAACAGAAAAAGAAGTAAAGGAAGGTAAAGAATAATGGGATTAAGAGACGCAGCAGCAAAGGCTTTAGAAGGATTTGATACAAAAAAAGGTAATGTAAATGGTTTTGAAGGACTACCTTCAGGAGATTATGTAGTAATGATTGATAACATTAAGAATCAAGACACTCCATGGGGTTCTGAGCAATTATCAATCAGAGTACAAGTTTTAGATGGTGAACATGCTGGCCAAAAAGAATTTGTTAATTTGAGTTTAGACGAAACTACTGCTAAAGGTAATCCTAATCCAATGCTTGGAAGAAACATTAAGTTGATTGCTAAATTAGCATCTAATTCAGGAATTGAACTTCAAGATGAAGATTGGGAAGATATTGAAACTTTAGCTAATGCATTGGCTTTAGCTGAAGGTAGAACTGTTTTAATGCATTTAACAGTTAGCGAAAACAAAAAGAACCCACAATATCCATATCGTAATTATGATTTTGATGAAGCAGAAGAACCAGATGAAATCGTTATTGATGATGACGACGTTCCATTCTAAAGGCTAATTAGAGCAGTAACTCTAGACTACCGAACGGGTGAGATGCCCGTTAGAAAGGATTTGCTATGAAGAATTTAGTAAATGTAGCACTGGCATATCAAGCTAAAGGAATGAGTGTGCTACCACTTTTAAACAAAAAGCCATTGATTAAATTTGCTGATAGACCAGCTTTAACAGCGGATGAAATCAAGGAATTGTGGAAAAAATATCCAACTGCAAGTATAGCTTTAAAAACTGATAAATTCTTTGTAGTGGATATTGATAGACACGAGAATGGAGCAGATGGCTTTAATTCGTTTGACCAATTACCTAAAGACTGGTTTCCAGAAACACTATCTCAAACCACTAAACATGGTGGTAAGCAGTTATTTTATCTTAAAAGAGATGAAATGACACTACATCAAATGATAGGCTGGCAACCTGGAATTGATATCAAAGCACATCCTAATAATTATGTGGTAGTTGCACCTAGTGATGGTTACTCGTGGGAAAATAAGAATCCAATTGTCAAAGCTCCGCTAGATTTGATTAGAACAATCAATCAGTTGAGAGCTACTAAAGGTCATCCTAATAGAGTTAGTGAAGATTTAAATCTAACTAGAGAGCGTAATTCAACTACAGATGTATTAGAAACAATAGCAAGTGGTTTAGGTGATCAAGGACAAAGAAATAAATCCTTAGCTGCTTTATGTGGAGCATTATTTTTTAGATCAGTTAAACCACGGTTAGCTTATAAATTAGTGAACATAGCAAACGAGAATTCAAATGATCCTTTACCACAAAAGGAGCTAGATAGGACGTTTGAATCAATCCTAAATAGAGAAATGCAGAATGGAGGCGGATAAAAATGAGTGTTGACGACGCAATTAAAAATGCTGAAAAGAAAGAATCAACAAACGTTGTAAAAATGCCAATTCCATTCACAATGACTCAAAACGGTACTATCAAAGCTAATTCTTTACGTAATATCGGATTGATTCTAGAGCAAGATGATGTTCTCAAAGGAACATTTGCATATAACGAATTTTCGTTTGCTGATGAAGTTATAAAAAGTATTCCACAGTTACACATAAAATGTGGATATGTTGAGGATAACTATATTTCAAGCATTCTTAGGTACATTGAAGATAAGTATGGGGTTTTGTTTACTGAAAGACTACTGCAGATGGCAGTTAGCAACGAAGCTCAAAGTAATGCATACAATCCTGTCAAAAAGTATCTAGAAGAAGCTGAAAAAGAATGGGACGGAGAACAACGTGTAGCGTTATTGCTACCAGAATTTTTAGGCGTTGAAATCAGTGAAGTGACAACACTGCAGACTAAAATATTTTTCGTTGGAGCAGTGGCCAAAGTCTTTAATCCTAATTCCAAATTTGACTATGTGTTGGATTTAGTTGGTGGTCAGGGTGTAGGTAAGACCACTTTTCTAAAAAAGATTTCAAATGGTTGGTATACAGACCAGTTCACAGACTTTAAGGACAAGGACAGCTATATGAACATGCAAAGAGCTTTAATTGTCAATGATGATGAAATGACAGCTACTAACAATTCAGATTTTGAAACATTAAAGAAATTCATTTCATCTGAAGAACTAGAATACAGGCCACCTTATGGTAGAAGTGCAGTTAGACGTCCTAAGAATTTTGTCATTGCCAGAACAACAAATGAATCAACGTATTTAAAGGACAAAACTGGGGAGCGTAGATTTATGCCCAACATGGCCAACAAACGCAGACAGATTAAAAGTCCTATTACAGATTTAACACCAGAGATCATCAAGCAATTCTGGGGTGAATGTGTTCACTACTACAAGGAAGGTTTTAATTTTATGTTATCAGACGAAGAAAATGAATTGCTTGAAGAAAACAGAAAGTCATTCATGTACATTGATGAAGCTGAAACTCAAATAGAAGAAGTACTAGCAGGGTGGCCAGGAACCTTTATAACTTCATCTCAAATTGCTAAGGAGCTTGGAGAAGAAAATCTGATTAAAAATAGAAAGTTGGCCAAAAAGATTAAATACATTATGGATAACCATAGGGAATGGGAACCGGCTCATAAGAAAATAAATGGAATATCTAAGAGAGGATACAAAAAGGTTTAGACTAGTTGTCACTAGGTTTACACTAAAAATCTACTTAGTGTAAACCTTAAAACGTTGATATATAGGGCTTTATGTATATAAGTTTACACTACTACACTAATTTATATATAAAGTATATATATTCTATATAAAAGAAGAAACAGAGAGAAAAATAACGGTGGAATTGTAAAAAGTTTAAATTTAGTGTAAACCTGTAAACTTGCTTATAAACGTTGATACATCAATGCTTGTAATGTAAACCTATGTGTAAACTTAGTGTAAACCTTGAGAAAGGATTTTACGATTGACTTTAGAACAAAAAATTCAAAATGACATCATGGTCGCTGTGGCTAGACATGGATGCACAGTGTTTAGAAGCAACGCTGGAACTGTACAAACAAAATTTGGGACAGTAATTAAATTAGCTCCAAAAGGCTGGCCAGATATCACAGGATTTAGACACAGTGACGGCAAAATGATTTTAATAGAAGTTAAAAATGAAACTGGAAAACTTAGAGAAGATCAGATTAAGTTCCAGAAATTCATTGAAGATAAACCTGTGTTATATGGAGTGTGCAGAAGTGTTGAAGATGCAATTGAATTAATTGAAAGTAATTAAATTTCGCAGTGTGAGAATGGCATTAGATAGCTTTAGAGAGCTGGATAAAGGAGCGTGTAAGAATGAACGAAAACATTAAAAATATGGTAGAAGAACTCAAGCATGAGTTTCCAGACTTAAAAGAAGACATAGATTTAATTATTTATGATGAAAAGATGAATGGATATTTTTTTGATGATGAATTTAAAGAAAAAATGCTTTATAAGCTTTGGATAAACTATAAAGGAATTTCTGTAGGAATTGTTAGAGCTAACCTTGAAGATAATTTGTTTTATATTGAATCATGCAGTTATATGAACCAAGAAGATTTAGTGCTTTTTTCCAAAATAATAACCATAATATTCAAGCATTTAAACAAGATTTAATTTGAAGAATATACAGGGGACTAGAAAATGAAAATACTAGATGCATGTTGTGGATCAAAAATGTTTTGGTACGACAAAGAAGAACCGCATACAACTTACATGGATATTCGTAATGAAGCGTTGGCCTATACTGATCGAGATACTATAAGAGAAGTTGCAATCAATCCAGACCTAGTGGCCGATTTTAGAAATATACCATTTGATGATAATAGCTTTGATTTAGTCATATTCGACCCACCACACTTGATCCACGTTGGAGATAATTCTTGGTTGGCCAAGAAGTACGGAAAGTTGGATAAAAATACGTGGACACAAGATTTAAAATTAGGCTTTGACGAATGTATGAGAGTACTAAAGCCTAACGGGACAATGTTGTTTAAATGGAATGAAGAACAAATCAAAACAAAGGATGTATTTGAAACGTTTGGACAACAACCAATTTTAGGAGATAAACGCAGTAAAACTAGATGGAGTATCTTTATTAAAAAACATGCTAAGTAAGGATAGGAGATTGAATTATGAGTTTAGAGAATATTGAGTTTTCGACACTTTCTGATATTAGCAATAGGATTAGAAACACAGCTGAAATGGGTTTGTATGAAACTGATTTTGTCATTCCAAAAATCTATTCTAATGACATTGAAAAGTGGCTAACAGCATTTGGTTATAGAGTTGATGTTAGAGCAGGCGCAACCGAACCTACTGAGAAAATGATAGTACGTTTTAAATCGACATGGAACTCAGAAACCACACACGAATATCAAAACATAAGACTTAACTACATGCTCAATATGATACCAATGTTTGAGGCAGCCGCTATCGCAAAAACCAACAAAGAAACTGCCAACAAAACAACAGGTGTAATAGATGAAATGATAGAAAAGTATAAAAATCTTGAAGATGGTAAAGCTATCTATGATATCACTGTGAAAAGAGAAACAGTAGACTTTGCACGTTTGTTGTCATTAGAGGTACTTGAATATCTTAAAAGATACAATATTTCAGCTTATCTAAGTGAAGATGCGGAAGAAATAATATTCAAATACGAGTAAGGAGAAGAAACAAAATGAGTAGAAAAAAAGATAGAAAAAGAAAAGACTTTACAATATTTTTAGCAAATGGAAAAACATTACATTTTACTAATGTTCAAAAAATAGAAGATCGTAGAGATAATGATAATAATCCTTATTGTGTAGTTCATTATTTTGGAAAAAGCACAAATAAGAAAAGGACTGCTTATTTCCAACTGACAAATGACAATGTAATTGGATATGCAGAAGATAAATAATAATTAATTTACTGTTTATTGAAAGGAATGGTATCTATGTACAAATCAAGACCTATAGCACAAGTAATCCATGAGAATATTAATTATATTTTACAACGAAAGAAATTAACTAAAGAATCGTTATACAAAGCAGTTGGTCATCAGAAAATTATTTACAATTCAGAAGCAAATACATCTATCCAGAAGTTAGAAGAAATAGCCAAGTTTTTAGGAACTAATCTCCCAGATTTGGTAACTGATTGGAAAGATGGATCTTATCCTGACGAGCACGAAGAATATGATCGTGGCTATAGTGACGGTAGAAAAGATATGCTAAAAGAAATCATTGAAAAGGAGGCTAAATAGTGAAGTTATATCTAGTTGAATATACAGTCGGTAGCGTCATTAAAAATATGATTGTTAGAGCTAAAGACTACAATGCAGCAGAAACACAAGTTAAAGTGTCTGTGATAGCAAATATTCATGATGATAATTTCTAATAATAAAGCACGCTCCCTTGGAAACGTGCATAATACATAAACTAAGATAATTATACCACAGGGAGAGTGCTTAGCTTGGAAGAATTAATGATACCCGGAATGAAAAACATTGACTATGATAAAACAGCTGATAATGTGGCAAGGTTTCTAACTGACAAACGTTACTATCCAAGACTATACAAGATATATCAACAGGCAAGTCCAGAGTTTATACAAAGTCCCAGTTTAAGTGGTATGCCTGGTGGAAGTATAGGAAACAGCAACGAAGAAAAATTAGTAAAATACCTTTACGCTAAGTCGATTGTTGACGGCGTTAGTCAAACCTATGATAAAGGCTCATTTGAGTTAAAAATTGTCCTAGATAATGTATTAGGTAAAATATCAGCAGTTGAGGCAATGATGAGACTACATTTTGAAAATACAAGATATTATCAAGTAAAGAAAAGGGCTTTAAATGAATTTGCTGATGGTCTGGAGATGAAGGTTAATTGTCCAGATTTACATGTATATTGTTAAGAGTAGATTAAAATATAAATTTTTGTGATGTAAAAAGTATACAAAAAGTGTTAGAATTACACTGATAATACTACTAAAATGTTGGGAGGGATTGTTATGTACAAGATGATAAAATTCATCGGATCAGAAGTTACTAAATCTACCCAGAAAATAAATAATTCGATTTTAATGTTTAATTCAGTAGTTTTTGATAGAAAAAATATTAGTTTTTCTTCAAAATATAAAGTACCTAAAGATGATAAGAGTAGTATAAGAGAAGACTACAAAAGAATAGGAAAGGACATTTATAAAGTTTTAAATAATTATGAACAAAGAAACCAAAAACGACTTGCAGAGCAGTAAAGTAAATGTGGATGAAGTTATTGATAGTGTAAAGAAATTGCCACGAGAAGAGCAAGAAATGGCTATCTCAAAATTAGAAATGTACTCAGGACCTATTCCACACCCTGATATTTTGGAAAAGTATGATGAATTAGATCCAGGCGCTGCAAAATTGATTATAGAAAATGGTGTAAAAGAATCTGAACATCGTAGAAAATTAGAGGTTCAAGCAATGAATTATACTGCTAAAGATTCAAAACGCAGAGAATGGATGGGTTTCTTTTTAGGGATAATAATAATTTTAGTTGGAGCATTGTTAATATATCTTGGACATACTATTACAGGTACTGTTCTTTCTGGAATATCAGCAGTTAGTTTAGTTAGTTTATTTGTGGGTAATAGTAGTGAAGAAGATAAGTCTGAAAAAAAAGAAGATAAGAATTCTTAAATTAGAATTTATAGAGTAGTCTGAAAAACTTTTTCAGGCTATTTTTATTTTATGTAAACGAAACAAATGTTTAATTTAGAATAAAAAAGTGTAGAACAAGTGTAGAAACAGTGTAGATTAAGTGAAGACTTTCCGTGCTATTATGGTATTATAGCAAAGGTAAGTTAGGTTAGTCGCTTTATAGACCACGAGAGTTAAAACTTACAATGCGTACTTTAGTTGTTAAATTAAATTTCACTTCAAGAAGTCTAGTCTTTATGGCTAGGCTTTTGTATTATATTTGTGAGGTGAAATTTATAGTGATAAACAAAACATTAAAATTATTAATTGCTGTGATAACTGTTGTAGGATATACATTAATGGTGGTGAATAAAGTGAATATAGGCTATATGATAATTGGATTATTAGTAATAGTTTTAATATCCTTTTTATTGGTTCCTGAGATTAAGCAAATTTCAACTAAATATTTTTCACTATCTAAAAAAGTTAATGAGGCAATGGTACAGTATAAAGAATTTAAAGAAACTGTTTATCCAATCCTACAAATAGAATTAGCTAATATCTCTAGTGTCGGATATATGGATGCAGGGCCTAAAAGTAATGAACTTGTTGAATTTCTTGAAAAAATAAAGAAAATAAAAATTAATGATGATAGAATTAATAACTTAATTGTAGTTGCCAAATCACAAGTTTTATTAGCTTTTAAAACGGAACTAGCATATTACAACAGTAAAGCCAAAGGATTTATTAGTACAGGATTAAAACCTTACTATTCAGATGGTTATATTGATAAAGATAGTATATTTGTTGATTTCAAAGGGTTAGAAAATTTAATTGATGAAATAGAAGATATTAAAACTAAAGGGAAATATCAAACTAAATTACATAAACTAAAACAATTCTATAATGAAAATTTTTAAGTCAGTCTAGCCAGGCTGGCTTTTTATTTTGGAGAAAAGTTTATGAAAGATAGTATAGATTTCGGAAAGGTACAAACCTATGAAGAACTGAAGATGTTACGCAAGTTAGAAAAACATTATAGAAAACATCCAGTAAAACATAAGCGTAAGTACAGCAGAGATACAAGCAAGATTAAATTAAAAGGTGGTGGGTGATATGGTGTGAAGAAAAGTGAAGAAAAAGGACCTTTTTTTGAATTGACTAAAAGGCAGAGAAAAGCCGTTGTTATGCTATATGAAGGTACTTATACCAACAAAGAAATTGCAGAAGTACTTCACTGCTCAGAGAGTTTAATTTATAAGTGGAAACGTGAAAATAAATTGTTCCAACAAGCTAGAAGACAATATGAAACTATGATTATTGAAGACAAGTATGTTTCAGAAGCAATGCAATCTATTTATGCTTTAGTTAAAACAGCTAAATCTGAAATGGTTAGGTTACAAGCTGCTATTTCTATTTTGAAGTTGGCTGGTAGGTTAACTGATAGTAGCACACCAGAGTTAGACAAAGCTAAGGTGCGTAAGGCAAATGCAGAAGCTGATATTGCACGCTGGAGAGCTGATGAACTCACTGGTAAAAACAAGGCAGATGATTCTACCGTTTTAGTTGATGATATAGGGGATGCAGAAGATGAGTAAAGTTATAAAAATGACTAAGATGGTTAATCCACATTTCTACAAATTATGGACTACTAAAAAATCATATATCATTGCTAAAGGTGGACGTGGTTCGTTTAAATCATCTGTTATTAGTTTAAAGTTAGTTACATCAGTTAAGAAGTGGACACAGTTGCACAAGAAAGTAAATGTTGTATGCATCCTGGCCAACAAGTCAGACTTGCATGATACAGTTTACAGTCAAATTATGTGGGCTTTAGATATGCTTAATTTAAATGATGAGTACAATTACTACAAGTCACCATTGAGAATTACACATAAGCTAACTGGTAGTACGTTTTATTTCTATGGTGCTGATAATCCACATAAGCTTAAATCTAACAAGGTAGATAATATCATTGCTGTTTGGTTTGAAGAAGCAGCAAACATGAAAGGTGTAGATGTGTTTGACCAATCTATACCTTCTTTTATTAGACAAAAGCCAGATTATGTTGATGATGTAAAAGTTTATTTTTCATACAATCCACCACGTAATCCTTATGAGTGGATTAATGACTGGGTAACTGCTAGAGAAGAAGATCCAGAATATTTTGTTGATACGAGCACTTACTTAGATGATGAATTAGGATTCACAACAGAACAGCAATTAAAACTGATTGAGAGTTATAAAAATAATGATTATGACTATTATCGTTGGTTGTATCTGGGTGAAGTCATTGGAATTGGTACTAATATTTACAACATGGATAATTTTAAAGCATTAAAAGAGTTGCCAAGTGATGATTACATTACAAATTGGTTCTGTGCTATTGACTCTGGCCATGAAGTTTCTGCTACTACATTTGGTGCTTATGGATTGACTAGGAAAGGCAATGTAATTCTATTAGATACTTATTATTACAGTCCACAAGGTAAGGCTCATAAAAAGCCACCTAGTGAGTTATCTAAAGACTTGTATTTATTCATCAATAAGTTGGCTAAACAATTCAAAAAGCCGGCAACTAAATTAACAATAGATTCTGCTGAAGGTGCTTTAGATAATCAGTTCTACAATGATTACGGAGTACATCTTCATAAGGTAGCAAAATTGAAAAAAGTAGACATGATAGACCGTGTGCAAAATATAGTTGCACAGGGTCGTTTTTATTATCTGGATACTGAAGCAAATAAGATCTTTATTGAAGAACACCGAAATTATAGGTGGGATGAAAAAACTTTAAATAGTGATGATCCTAAAGTTATCAAAGAAGAAGACCATACATGCGACCAATTTCAGTACTTTGTGCGAGATAATGAACGCTTGCTAGGTCTGAAATATTAAGGTGGTGGAGTGATGTCATTAATTCAACAAATAAAAGATTGGTTTAGGAAAGGAGGTGCCAAGTTAGGAATGGTAAAGAGTTTAACTAACATTACTGATGATGATAGAGTTTCAATTGATCCAATGGAATATGAACGGATAAAGTTGGCCAAGTTGTATTACAAAGATGATTTACCAAAAGTTAAGTATCGTAATTCATATGGTGAATACAGACAACGCCAATTGAGTTCTTTAAACGTGACTAAGTTAGCATCTAAGAAATTAGCGTCAATTATCTTTAATGAACAATGTTCCTTGTCTTTGGAAGATGAAACAACAAACGAGTTCATCAATGAAGTGGTTCAAGATAATAAATTCAATATGAGATTTGAACAACGCTTAGAAACTGCTATTGCTTTGGGCGGTTTAGCTGCAAGACCTTATGTTGATGATAATGATGTTATTAGAATAGCTTGGGCTAACGCAGACCAATTCTATCCATTACGTAATAACACTGATGATATTTCTGAATGTGCTTTTGCTAGTCGCACAGTCAGAACTGAAAATGATAGAAATGTTTATTATACATTGCTTGAATTTCATGAGTGGGATGATGCTAAAACTTATCATATAACAAATGAGTTATACCGTTCTTATCAATCAGATGTAATTGGTGAACAAGTAGCACTTGAAACTTTATATCCTAATTTAGCACCAGAATTAATCTTCACAGATGTTATTACTAAACCATTATTTGCATATCTCAGAACACCAGGAGCTAATAATAAAAACTTAGATAGTCCACTTGGTGTTGGTATTGTAGACAATTCTAGGAATGTAATAGATGCTATTAATCGAACTCATGATATGTTTGTGCATGAAGTTAGAATGGGAAAACGTAGAATTGCAGTTCCTGCTGAAATGTTAAAACCTACTGGCAATTTGTACGGAGATGAAGTAGATGAGGCTCACCCAGTTTTATTTGATAAAGACGAAGATGTTTATCAAGGAATGTATGGAGATACGGATAAATTGAGTGTAACTGACTTAACTTCTGATATTCGTTCAACTCAATTTAAAGAGTCTATTGATTATTTCTTACGTGAATTTGAACAACAGATTGGTTTTAGTTCTGGTACATTCTCTTATGATGGACAAGGAGTTAAAACTGCTACTGAAGTTGTTTCTGAGAATTCCACAACTTATCAAACACGTTCTAGTTATCTTACTCAAGTAGAATTGTTTTTAAATCAATTAGTTAATGCAATTCTTGAAGTAGCTAGTGTAGGTCATTTTTTTTCTGATGGTAAGCCTAGATGGACTGGTAATGTGGCAGATGTTGAGTTGTCTATACATTTTGATGATGGTGTTTTTATTGATAAAGATAAACAACGAGCTGATGAGATGCAGTTAGTTGCTGCTGGAATTATGCCAAAGCTTGAGTATTTAAAACGTAACTTTGGTTTGAGTGAAGAAGATGCTCAAAAATGGTTAGCTCAAGTTAATAATGAACAACCAGACTTTTCTCAAGGTTCATTTCAAGAGCCAATAGATGGAGATAGCAACGAGGTGTAGTTTATGGATTCAAAACAGAAACTAGACCAAGACGCAAATAATATTGCTAATCTATATTCTAATTTAGAAGATAAGATATTTTCTGAAATTATCAAAGTGTTACAACGTGGTCACTATGAAGATGTAACACAAGATAATGTTGTCCAGTGGCAAGCCCAGCAATTATCACAAATGGGGGCTTTAACCAAGAGAGTAATTGATTTAATGGCAGACTTTGACGGTATCTCATCTAGTGAAATTGAAACTATCTTAAAACAAGATGGATACGAGATATTAGATGAAGTTAGCAAAGAATTGAAGTACAGTGGCCAAGTTAGCCAGCCAATCAGTGATGAAAGTTTTAACATGCTTGATTCAATGGTTAGGCAAACAACAGATACCTTAAACAATACGATTAATCAAACTCTGCTTAGTCGTAATTATGGTGTTAATCCTGTTATGCGAACGTATCAAGAAATCTTAAAACGCTCAACAATTGAAACTGTAACTGGACTTAAAACTCATGATCGAGCAGTCAAGGATGCTATTTACCAACAATTAGATAAAGGTATCGAAGTTATGAGAGATAAGTCTGGACGTGCATGGTCCCTTGAAGGTTATACACGTATGGTACTTACGACAACATCTAATAGGACTTACAATGATTTACGAACTAAGCGAATGCAAGAGTTTGGCCAAGTGTTATGTTTGATGTCTAGTCATCCTAACAGTCGTGAAGCATGTGCTTATATTCAAGGAAAGGTAGTCAATATAGTTCCAACTGATGATCCTAATTACAATGACAAGTACGATTCAATCTATAATCATGGTTACGGTGAACCTGCTGGGACATTAGGAATTAACTGTAGACACAAATTATTTCCATTTACTCCAGGTGTCAACGTGAATAACATGCCTCAGTATAATCCTAAAGAAACAATTAGGAATGGTAATTTACGTCAAAAGCAACGTTACTATGAACGTTCAATTAGAGACGCTAAGAAACGTTTGAAAGTTGCTGAAGAATTAGGAGACGAGCAGATGATTACTCGTACCAAAACACTGATTGCAGCACGTCAAAAGAAGTTAAGAGAGTACATCAAAGAAACTAACAAGATGTATGGTAAGAAGTATGATATTTTGACTAGAGATTATGCTAGGGAGCAGATTCAAAGTGCAGATGTTGTAAAAGAAAAACAAAAAATAAAAGATTATCATGCTAAGGAATTAGAGAAATTAAAAGAAAAGTATGGTTATCATGGATTCCCAAAAACAGTAGAAGAATATCAATCGTTGCTATATAATAAAGATACAGGGCAAGCAATGCATGCTTACATTAAAGCAAGAAAAGAGCGTAGCATTGAGCCAGTGGTAGATTACAAATATTACATTGATACTGTCAATGAATATAGGCGGTTAACAAAAAATATGAAGACAAAGCAGGGAACAAAGTTGAACGGGCTATCAGATCATTCAATTGGTAGAATACCTGGTGCTCGTCATGATTATTCTCATCTTGATAAAAAAGGGAATCCTACTCTCCGAATTGGTATTTCTGTAAAAAATGTGATTAATGTTATTAAAAACGGTGAGTTAACAGAAGATAATTCTAAAGCAGAAGGATATTCTTTAGATGGGTGGAAGGTTGTTATCAGCAAGCAAAAGAAGACCTATGGAAAAGTAGTTACTATTAAACCTCAGAAGCAAAAAAAGAAAAAACGAAAGAAGCGTGATTAAAAATGGAAGATATTGGTTATCTTTATTTTAGTAAAACTGATTACGATTTTATAAAGTTACATTTTCCTGATATTTTTGCTATCTGTGAACAATATGTATCCAGTCGTGAACCTGATATTGAATTAACAGTGACGGATTCACAAACAGATATGATTGATAACAAAGTTTTAATGGCTATTGGGAGTAGTGCCACCGCTCCCCAAGGGAACCCGTCACCAGAGGCTATTGAACTTGAAGCAATTTGGGATAGAGCATAAGGATGTGGATAGCATGGATGATAAGATTGCAGTACATGTAATGGGCGTAGATTATTCTGCAAATGTAAAAGATTCCAAAATGCATGTAACGCTTAATATAGATATTTTTGAAGAACCACGATTTGATAATATGAAATTAGTAGAAAAATTAGCACGTAAAGTGAATGAGATAAAATTATAACATTCCGACCTGAGTAAGTCGTAAAACTGCTTTTTTTGTATGCAATCAATCAGCGTGGAGCGTTCCACGTAAAATAAAAACGATAGGAGAGATTGACATGAAACGTGAAGATTTGAAGAATTTAGGTTTGACTGATGAACAGATTGAAAAAGTGATGGCTGAACACGGTAAAGATATAACCAGTTTACAAGAAAAAGTAAATGGTTTAACTAATGAACGTGACGGTTTGAAATCACAACTTGATGAGCGAGATCAACAGTTAGTTGATTTACAAAAGAATTCTAAAAACGTTGATGATTTAAACGAACAAATCAAACAATTACAATCTGACAATAAGAAAGCTAATGAAGAATGGCAAAATAAATTAGCTACTCAAACCAAGAATTTTAAAATCGAAACAGCATTACGTGAAGCAAAAGCTAAGAACGTAAAGGCAGTTTTACCATTTATTGACACGGAAAAAGTAACTGTTGATGGAGATAGCTTGAAAGGACTAGATGACCAAATTAAAGCTATCCAACAAAGTGATAGTTACTTATTTGAAGAAAGTAAACCAGAACCAAAGATTAACATTGGCGGTAAGTTTAATAATGGTGAAAACGGTGCTGATGGTAAAGTTGATCCTGTAGTTTCTAGCATTGCAGCACGTATGAAATCAATTTAGAAAGGATATGAGATAAAATGACCGTAGTATTAGATCAAAAAGATTTATTAAAGATTGATGAAGAGTTTGGAGCAGATTCTCAACTCTGGCAACCATTACAAGGTGGTGCTAAGTCTATCACAGCTGCAGACTTTACAGGAGTTAAGACAGTTCGTATTAACAAGATGGACGGTTTTGCAGATGCAACAAAATATAAACGTAACCAAGATAATGCACGTAACAACGTTAATGTTTCTAAAGAAACTCTAGAATTGACACAAGAAGATTGGATTGGATATGACCTAGATCAATTGGATATGTCCGAAAATGGAGCTTACACAGTAGCTAATGTTGTTCGTGAACATAACCAACGCATTACAATTCCACACCGTGATAAATTCCTAGCTCAAAAGATTTATGACACAGCTAAGTCTGGTGGTAAGTTAGTAACAGATACAATTGATTCTAAGAATGCTTTAGCAGCTTATGATGAAGTAGAATCTTACATGATTGATAATCAAATTCCTGGTGGTTGGTTAATGTTTGTTTCTACTAAGTACTACAAAGCATTAAAGAATGCTGATGGTGTATCTAAGACATTCTCAGTTAACCAACAACAAATTAACGGAATTAACCGTCGTGTTGCTCAATTAGACGGTGGAACACCAATCTTAACAGTTGCTAAGGATCGTATTCAAGGTTTAACAATTCCTGATACAGTAAACTTCTTAGCAGTTCCAACATTTGCGATTGCTCCAATTGTTAAATACGATACAGTTGACGTAATCTCTCCAGATAATGACCGTGCTGGTTACCGTTGGACAATTAAAGGATTATCTTACTATGATGCATTAGTCTTTGAAAATGCCAAGAAATCTATTTATGTTGCAGCTGAAACAGCTAAAGGTTAGTAAGGTGATGTAAATGGCTTATCTAACTTATGATGAATATGTTGAGCTTGGGTATAGGCTAGATGAAGATGCATTTAATAACTTTGTAAAAGGTGCAGAACGTATCATAGATTTAGCCACAAATGATTTTTATAAGGTTCATGATATATTAGTCGATAAGTCAAAAAGACGCGTAGAAACGTTTAAAATGGCTATCTGTGAGCAAGTAGATTTTATGCATGCAACTGGTATTAATAAGAGTTATGATTTAGCTCAAAATGAATTTACCAGTATTACAGTAGGTAGATTATCTTTAAGTCCTGCTGGCAATGTAGGGACAACTATGAAGAATGGTTTATGTACAGAAGCATATAATCTATTAGGAAGATATGGTTTGTTATATCGAGGTGTACACAGATGATACCTAGAATTGATAGAAGATTATGTAATCAAAGTGTCACTTTAAAGATTCCAGTAGGTGATTTGGATAAATACGGCAAACAAAAAACAGAAAAAGTTGAGATAGAAAATGTACTTGTACAACCACAAACTATTTACTCAGGCGATAGCAATAATCGGAAAATCACGGCTAATGCTATTGTCTTTTTGTTTGCCAAAATTTCTAATCCGTTACCTAAACTAGATAGAGATAATGTTGGAAGTAAGTTAATTTTTGAAGGCAAGGAATACACAATTACTAATATTGTAGATAATCATGAGCCTTACAGTAATGATGTTTATTCTTATGAATTGGAGGTGTTGTAATGGCAGTAGTGGTATCGGTTCATGGTAAAGGCTTTAATCGTTTTTCTGAGAAAGCTTTAAATCGTGGACTTTATAATTTTACTAATCAAATGGCAATGGATATGGATGATTTCGTGCCATTCAAGCAAGGCAATTTATCAAGGTCAGTCCATGTAAAAGATAATCATGTACATTTATCAAAGACAGTTCATGTGCAAGACAATCATATTACCTATACAACACCTTATGCTAAAGCTCAATTCTATGGATATATTAACGGACATCTGATTACTCACTGGACAACAAGTGAGCATCCACAAGCAACATCTAGATGGGACTTAAAAGCAAAGAGTTTGTATTCTAATAATTGGGTTAGAGTATTTAAACAAGGCTTACTTGATGGAAAGGTAGTTGAATATCATGGACCTAAAGGATAGATTGACAGATTGCATTAACGATAATGTAGATTTGCCAGTTAAGTTGTATCAGTCGTATATGACTAATAAAACAAGTTCAGAATTACGTATATATGACTTGCCATCAACAGTAATTGATGAAGATTATGCAGGCAATAGAACGGAAGAATTTATCTTTGAAATTGCAATGCGTAGCAATGATGAAGAACTGATTAATCAAACATTATGGAATATATCTAAGTATATTTCAGAATATGATTTTAATTTGGTTAGTCAAAATGATAGTTTTAGTTTTAATAAATTAGAAGTAACAACATTCCCACATATAGTGTCAGCAGATACTGAGGGTAATGTTGTTTATTTATTTGATTTTAAAATTACAGTAGATACTTATAAGGAGAGTGATTAATTATGGCAGAAGCACCAGAAAAAATTGGTTCTTTTATTCTTAACCATAAAGTAAAAATGGAAATTGATACTGCAGGCAATAAGGATATGTCTGCTTTAGGGAGTGCTAAATGGGCTCGACTAGCTGCAGGTATTAACAACGTAACACCAGCAGAAAACGATACAACAACAAATGATGAATATTATGACGGAGAAGGCTTTGGTACATCTGATGTAACATCCAAGCGTTATCAATTCACGATTGCTGGCCACCGTTTAAATGGAGATCCTGCTCAAGATTATATTGCAAGTAAGCAATTAGAAATTGGAGATGCTTTAAAGACCCTATTTAAGTTCACATATCCAGATGGATCTTATATTGTTGGTGTAGTTACATTAACCAACATTCAAGCAACAGGTGGCGCTCCTGGTGCTAAGCAAACATTTAGTGTAGTTCCTGTATTTAACGGAAAACCTAAATATGTTAGTGCAGAAGACGCTAAGAAAGAACAAAGTGGAACAACATTATAAATAAGATAAACAGAGACGAGTAATGTGAGACGATTGGAGGAAATAAAATGCCAAGTATTAATTTAGACGAACGATTAAATCTAGATACTAAAGTAGATGTTACAGTAGCTGAAAAAGAATATTCTTTAGTTTTGAATGATGAATTATCCGTTAAAATCTCAGATGTTCAACTTGAATTAAGCAAACGAATTGAAGATTTAACTGATATGCCAGAAGAAAAATTTAAAGAAATGTCACTAGAAGAACGTAAGAAGTTAGTAGTTGATACTATGCATGATGGACGTGAAGATATTTTTAAGGCTATGGATAGAATCTTTGGTACTGGTGAAGGTAAACGAATTTACGATTACTACAATCAATCTACTAGAGCAATCAGTAAGATTATTGCTGCAATTGATGATGTTTTGAACGATAAATTAAAAACTAATAAAAATCGTAAAGAAAGACGTGCAGAAAAATATACTAAGAAAAGACGTGGTTAGTCATGCTATCTCTGACTGAACCATTAAAAAGTTCATACACGTATCAAGGCAAAGAGTATCAAATAGATTTGAGCTTTGACAACGTGATTAGAATGTATAACTTGCTTGAAGATGATACTTTCCAAGATGCAGAAAAGATTGTAATTGCATTTGAAATGTTTTTTGGTTTTGAACCTAAAGACGCTGAATTTGCTATGAAAGCAATTGATGAAATTACAGGCTATATATCTAAGTCTGCTTATGGTAATGATCCTGTTGAAAGTGATGTAGTTTCAAGTGAAGTTAATACTCAGAAATTATTCTCTTATACGCAAGACGCAGGGGCGATCTATGCAAGCTTTAAGCAACAATACAATATTGATTTAATTGCAGAGCAAGGAAAAATGCACTGGGATGTATTTAAAGCTTTATTTGATGGCTTAGATGAGAATACCTATTTTAGAAGAATCTTAAATATACGTAGAAAAGATGTCAGTGACTTACAAGGTAAAGAATTGACAAGTGCAATAGAAGCACAAAATTATTATGAACTTGATGAAAATAAAACAGTTGAAGCACAAGAGGCAAAAGTGGCCAGCTTTGCAGATTCATTGAAAGCTTTAGCTCAGTCTTAGAAAGGAGGTTAATCAATGGCAGCAGATAGTACAGTTAATATTGATGTTGTTTTAGGTGGTAAAGATAAGTTCATTTCTGATACTAAAGAGATTGATGATATTGCAAAAAATATCGGTAAAGATTCAGGAAATGAATTGGAAAAAGATTTATCTGATAATTTAGATAAATCTAAGACCAAAGCTAAACAAACTCATGATGATATTGAAAAAGAATTTAAAGATCCTATTAAGTCAAAATTTGATGCTGATGATAAACCTTTAAGACGTAAGACTGAAGAAGTTGAAACTGCATTACGTAAAGTACCTAAAGAAGTTATTACCAAGATAACAGCAGATGCAAAAGAACAAGGAATAGATAATTTTGATAAATTACTAAAAAAACTACCTAAGCAAGTCAGAACAGAATTACTGACTAAAGCACAAAAAGGCGAAGTTATTAATTATGAAGAATTGTTGAAAAAAGTTCCGGCTAAATTAGTAACACAAGTTAAATTAAATGATAATGCGTCAACAGTACTCCATTCTCTAAGAAAAGAAGCAAATGAAACGAGTACCAGTTTTAATAAACTAAAAGATATTATGGTAGGTACTTTTGTAGGAGGCTTGGCTGTTTCTGGTATCCAAGCGATTAAGAATGGACTAATTGAAGCGACAAAAGCTGGTATGGAATATAACAAAGAGCAGGATACTATGCGAACAGTATGGACTGCCTTAACTACACAAGCTCCTAAAGACGGACAACATTTAATTAATTTTATTAATGATATGTCACAACATTCTATATATGCAGCTGATACTATTAACAAAATGGCTCAATCATTTTATCATGTACATTCTAATGTTGAAGAAACTAAATCATGGACCAACTCATTTATTGCGTTGGGATCTACAATGCATATGACCAATGAACAATTAGCTGAAGCATCTGAAATGTTTGCAAAAATTGAAGCTGGTGGTAAAGCTAGTTCAGAAGACTTGAATGTGATGATTAATCGATTCCCTATGTTTGGTGAAGCTATTCAAGAAGCAACTGGTAAATCAATGAAACAATTACTAGATTTATCAGCTCAAGGGAAATTAACTGCTGATGACTTTACTAAAGCAATTGATTTTCTAGGCAAAAAGTATAAATCTGGTACTGAAGAAGCTATGACATCATTTCAAGGTATGTCAATGTTTATAAAGTCTAGATGGCAAACTCTTTGGGGAGAAGTAACTCAAACCTCTTTTAATTTGAGTAAGAAAAATTTAGAAAATATTAGGGATTTGCTTTCAGATGACATGATGAAAGTATATGCCAAAACATTAAGTGATGCTTTTTCTGCTGTATTATCTGGTGTTATGTCAGTGATTAGTTTTATTCACGACAATAAAGGCGAGATTATTGCAATATTAGGAAATTTAAAGCAAATTGCTACTATTATTGGTGAAACGGTATGGGATACCTTTAAAGATATTATTAGTAGTATAGCTGATGCTTTAGGAGTAACACATGATAAGGGTAATGATGCTCAGGATGTTTTATCAGAAATAAATGGTATTTTAGTAAAAATAATAGAACATAAGGAAGATTTAAGAACTTTTATCAAAGTCATGTTAGGCTTATTTGTTGCCAAGAAAGCATGGGATATGGTCGCTGCTTTAACCAGTTACTATAAAATTCTAAAAGATATTATAGGGCTAGGTGGATTAAGTGGTATTGCCAAAGGTATAGGAGTAGGTGCAAAAGGTGGTAAGTTAGCTACCACTGCTGAAGAAGTTGCAGCAGGTGGAGTAAAAGCTACTGGTGCAAGTAAAGTAGGTAGATTAATTGGTGTAGGTGCTGATAAGTTATTTGGTATTCAGCGTGGAGGACAAGAGGTAGCTGAGGCAGTTGCAAAATCTACTGTTGAGAAAGTTGGACCAAGAACAATAGCTAATGGTGCTAGAACTGCAGCACAAGTAGGTCAACGAACAGCAGTAAGAGCAGCAGAGAAAGGTATCATTGCAAGAACAGCATCAAGAATTCCTGTAGTTGGTTCTTTAATTGCTGGTGGTACTGAATTAATTGGTATTAACAAGAAAAATAAAAATGAAAAAATTGGTAGAGCAGTTGGAGCAACTGGTGGGACTGCTGCTGGTGGTGCTGCTGGAGCTTGGATTGGTGGAGCAATTGGTTCTATTGTTCCTGGTGCTGGTACTGCTGTAGGTGCTGGTGTTGGTAGTTTTGTTGGTTCTACTGTTGGTGGAATGCTTGGAGCTAAAGGCGGTGGCTCAATTGGCAAGAACTTTACTAAGATTAAAAAAGATACAGGTAAGGTTTTTGATGAGTTAAAAACAAGTATATCTAAGAAAGTAGCTGGTATTGGTAAAGGGATAGCTAGTGGATTTGGAAAAGCTATTGGTGGAATAAGTAAAGTTTTCAATAAAATCAAGAAACCTATTTTAAAAGTATTTGATTCTTTGAAAAAAGGATTACAGAAGGTTGCTAAAGGAATTACGGTTGTAGTGTTAGCTCCATTTGTTTTATTAACTGCTGCAATTATAAAAGTCTGGCAAAAAATAGAAAAGCCAGTTATGAAAGTAATAAACAGTCTCAAAAGGAATATTGAAAAAGCTTGGAATCCTATTGCTAAAACTACAAGTAAGGTATGGAATGGGATAGCTAAAACAGTCTCTAAAGCTTGGAATAGCTTGAGCAAAGTTGTATCAAAGGGAATAAATGCTATTGTAAAAGTTGTAAGTAAAGCTTGGAATGGATTAATACAAATAACCAGCAAAACTTGGAATAGCGTTAAAAATATCATAATTAGTATTGTTGAAGCTATCTGGAAACCACTAAGTAAAATTTTTGGCAAGATTTTTGATGTTGTTAAGGATACTTTTGATGATATTTTTAAGATAACTAAGCATATCTGGGATAGCATTTTAGACAAGATTTCAGATGTTCTAGGTGGAATTTGGAAAGCTATTAAGAGTAAGTTTGCTGATATTAAAGATACTATTTCAGGAGCTTTAGATGCAATTAAGTCTAAGTGGGATAGTATTTGGGATGGAATTAAACAGAAAGTATCTGACATTTGGGATAGTGTTAAAAGTATAGTTCATGATGGTGTAAAAGCTATTGGTAATTTCTGGAATACAGGTGCTAATGGGTTAGAAAAAGTAGCAGGTTTCTTTGGTGCTAAGATTTCAGTCCCTAAGTTCAAGCATGGTAGTTCTGGCCCAATAGCTAGACCAATGTTAGCAATGGTAAACGACCAAGAAGGACCACTACATAGAGAAGCAATCTTTAGACAAAATGGTAAAGTCGAAATACCAGAAGGACGAAATGTATTAACTATGTTACATCCTGGTGATGCAGTTATGCCAGCTAGAGAAACAGCTGAAATGTTTGGTATACCTGGATTTGAAGGTGGCTTTGGTAATTGGTTCGGTAAAGCCTGGAATTATGCATCTTCAAAAATCAGTAAGTTAGAAGATATGATTGACGACAAAATAGATGCTATTACAGACGCACTAAGTGATCCACTGGGAACTTTATTAAAGATATACTCAGCTGGAACTAATACTGCTAAATCATTTTGGAAAGATTTTGGAGATTCAGGGGCTAAGAAAATTCCTCACTGGGGAGAAACTTGGTTCAAGAATTTACTTACAAAATTAAAAGATAAGCTAGATGAAATTGGTGGAGATGGTCCTGTTAGTGAGTCTTTAATCAAAAGAGCTGCATCTAAAATGCACGTAAGTGTTAGTGCTGGAGATATTGCTCATATCTTAAATGTTATCCAACATGAATCTGGTGGAAATGCCAGAGCTATTAATCTTTGGGATAGTAATGCTAAAGCAGGTCATCCGTCAAAAGGTATTCTTCAATTTGTAGATGGCACTTTCTTACATTATGCAATGCCAGGACATCATGATATTTGGAAACCATTTGACCAACTTCTAGCAATGTTTAATGATACGACTTGGAGAAGTGATCTTACTTTAGGTGGTTGGGGTCCATCAGGTGGCAGAAGATACGCTAACGGTGGTTGGGCTGATAGACCATCTATTTTTGGTGAAGTTGATGGAGAACCTGAAATTGCTATTAATCCAGCAAGAAGTACTGCTGATAACCACATTATAGAAGCTATTAAAGCTAGAGCAGCTAGAAATCCTAATGGTATGAGTGCTAAATTAAATCGTATTATTCAAGCTGGTAGATATGATGGCTCAATGATTGCTCCATCTACCAATATTAGTAATATTTCAAATAACCATGTTAGCAGAGAAAGTAAGCTAGATTTGAGTGGAGATTTGAAGATAGATGTTGTAATGGATTCAAATACAATTGCCAATGCTACCTACTCTAAGTTAGAGGCAATTAGAGCTAGAAGAATTATTGTCAATGGATATGGAGGTGCTATTTAATGACAAGTACAGTTGTGATAACTAGACTTGATGGAACAACCTATGATTTAAATGCATTAGGTTTTCATGTTAAGAAATTTGATGTTCCATATCCTAATTTTCAATACACGTTCCAATCAATGAGTACCTATCATAATTTATTGGTAGATAGAGTAGTTCAACAAACTACAATCTCATTAGTTTTGGATATTATTGCTAATGATACCAATGATTTTGAATTGCAGAAATTGAAATTAAGAAGAATTTTGAGTTCAAATGAAGAGTTTTATGTTCAAACAATGCGAATGCCATTTCTAAGATGGAAAGTAGTAGCTGATACTTTTACTCCTGCACAAAATAACTCATTTTGGAGAGCATCAGATGTACAAATTAACTTAGAATGTACTGAATCATATGCTGAAACTGTAGCGACTACACTAACTCCAATGAATGCTACAAGTGGATTGTGGGGCTTTGGATTGGAATTGCCTAGCAACAAAAAGTTAGAGTATGAATTTAATAATCAAACTGAATTTGATTTTATAAATTTGGGTATCATTCCTTTAAAAGCTGATGAAAGGCCGGTAAGGATTATTTTTAAAGGAAATGCAAACAATTTAAAGATAACAAATACCACAACTAATCAAAGTTACTCTATCAGTGGAAGTTTGAGTAAGAATGATACTTTAGAGATTGTAGGGCTTGTCCCTATTATTAATGGATCACAAGCTTATGGCAGATGTAACCATGCTTATTTAGATTTTGCAGTTGGTAAAAATCATTTGAGAATTGAAGGAAGTTCAGATTTCAACATAAAGTTTGATACTAGATTTTATTATTAAGGGGTGTAGAAAATGTTATTTGTTCAAAATGTCAATGGAGATCAAACAGCTTTCAAAGCTGATAATGTACAAATTACAGATACATTAGGACAATATCCAACATTATCTTTTACATTTATTGAAACTCCTGAAAATAAAGTTGCAGCTCAAATGATGATACCTTTTACAATCATTGAAGTACCAGAAAACAAGCAGAGATATAGAATAGTTACTAATAACCCTGTATCTCTGGGAAAATACAAACAGTATTCAGTAACAGCTATTCATATTGCTAAAGACTTGCACAACAAATATGTAGATGAGAGATTAGAGAATACTCAGCCTTTAAAAGTATGTTTAGATTTGTTAATCAAGGATACGCAAATAAAGTATGTGCTACATGATAATTTTGATAATTATGCTTTTTCAGAAGGTTTTGGTGGCGGTTATGCTGATGATTTGCTAATGCAGAATTTAGCAAGTGATTTTGGATTTGAATTCTATTTTGATAACTATACGATCCACATTCAAAAGAAACTAGGAACAAAAGAGTCTTTTCTATTTATAGACAATGCCAATGTATCAAAAATAAGCTATAACGAAGATTATTCTACAATAACAACGTATATTAAAGGTCAAGCTAAGCCAATAGTCAAAGAAACACCAGATGAAACGAGTGGCGGTTCTAGTTCTGGTGGTTCTTGGGGTTGGCCTTTTCCAGATGTAGGGGAAGGAACCTTTATGGGAGGCCAATTATTTGGTGTTAATGCAGGTGGTGAATTTAGGCCTAACGGATTCCATGACGGTTTAGATTTTGGCTCAGTAGATCATCCAGGAAGCGAAGTTCATGCAGTACATGGTGGGAAAGTTATTATCAAGTCCTATATGGGTGGCTTAGGGAATTATGTTGTTGTACACTCGGATGATGGATATAACATAGTTTACCAGGAAGCTTTTTCTAGTATGTCTAACATAAGAGTAAACGTCGGTGATGTGGTAAAAACAGGAGATATAATTGGTTATCGTAATACAGACCATCTCCACATAGGGATTACTAAAGTCGATTTTAATACTGCTGTAGGGAAATCATTTACTAATGATGGAACGTGGCTTAATCCACAGGAAATTATTAGAAATGGTATAGCGAATAACAATTCTGAAAATAATGTTGAACAACCAACAGAAACAGTTGAAGAAGATAAGCCTACTGAGTATGAGATACACTCTGAATATGTGTCTCCACTTGTTGAAAAAGCACATTGGCCAAAAGTAGAAGCCGAACCAATTACTGATGATAATATCACTGATGAGAATACTTTAATTAACAAACTAAAAGCAAGTATCCATGATTATCCAGATATTGAATATACTTTAGATTATGCTAACTTCAAGTATAATTCAGTTAAATTTAATAATGATATTAAAGTAGGTAATTACGGTTGGCTAAGAGATAGATTTGGAATTGATGTAGAAGTAAGAATTAACTCATATACTTGGTATCCACAAAATAAGCAGGCAGATACTGTTACGTTTGGTAATAAGAGATTTGATCCAGTTGAGTGGCAAGTTAGAAACCAAAAAGCATTTGAGAGAAATAAAAAACTAGGTGAGACTTTAAAAAATCAAATTTCTAAAGTTCAAAAAGGAATTGTATTACCTAGTATTCAAAAGGAATTGGAAGGCAAATTAAAAGAGTATATTGACGATAAACTCAACAACAATACTCCAACAACTCCAGATATACCTAAACCACAACACATTGGCAAGATTATTGATGTCTCAGAGTGGCAAGGTGTGATTGATTGGAATAAGGTAATTGCTGATGATGTTACTTTAAGCATTATCAGAGTTCAACATGGCTCAGCTCATCAAGATTTGAAGTACATGGAGAATTTGCAGCAATGTATTTCAGCTGGTGGAAAGTATGCAGTGTACGCATATTTTGCTGCTACATCTACATCAGACGCTCAACAAGAAGCTAGAGATTTTTATAATCGAACTCAAAAGGTTGTCGCAGGTAAGCAACAGCCTATTTTTTATGCGATTGATGTTGAGAGCATCGAGATGAGTGGGGACGTTACTCAGATGAGAGCTGGAGTAGAGGCTTATATGTCGCAACTCAATACTTTAGGTGTTCCAGATAATAAGATAGTTCTGTATATTGCTAATCACTTATACGATAAATTCAATCTGAATGTAGCCCGTCCTGGAGCAATCTGGATACCAAGTTACGGACAAAATGATGGAACATTGGCTAATAGTTTGAAGCCTACACATCCATATGACTTACATCAATATACAAGCAAGGGTAGTGTTAAAGGTATATCTGGAAATGTAGATATGAGCGCAGAGCCAAGCGAGAAGTTTAAGGAGTTGATATTTAGTGCTTAGTTGGAATGGCGATATACATGAATTTTTAAATGTATATCAGAAGAATATGACGGACTTTCAAGATGAGGTTAATAGCCATTTAAGTTGGTTGAATGATGATTTGTATTTGGATAATGATTTTAGATTAGCTTTAATTATTCAGAAACTAGATGCAAGTTTTTCAAGGCTTTTGTATAACCAAATTTGTGAGAATACAAGGTTAATCAATATCATTTTGAAGAAGCTGGCAAGCCTAGTAAATGAGTCTGATTACCAAGGATATGATGATTTGGGTAATTTAATAACAGTATCTTATGAAGCTTACTTGAATAACAAACTGGAGTTAGATAAGGATAATTTCAATCAGTATTATCAACAACTTCAAGTTATTTTAGATAAACTAGCGAAGTTTAAACAAGATAATGTTAGTGAACAATATTTGAAAGGTGGTGAGAATTAATGGCAGTAGCGAACAATCAGTATATTAATTTTGACTTATTGAGATACCAAAATGAAGTGCTAGATATTACGAATAAGTTTAAGGGGCGTGTTGGAGATACACAAGACTACATTAAGCTATTTGTGACTTCAAACAGTTATCCAGTTGATTTACGTAATATGAAGGCTATGTTTGGTGGTGTGGATCCAAAACAAGTAGCACATAGACACTATTTAGATTTTAGAGCAGACCAAAAGACAGACAATTTAGAACAAGGGCGTTGTACGGTTTATTTTGATGAAAATACATTCAATTATGAAGGCGAATGGACCCAGGCTTATTTTAAATTCATTGATGAAAATGGTAATACAGTATCAACTGTTAATATGAAATTAGTAGCTATGGGAGATCAGGTTTACGCTGCAGTAGGTCAAGTTGCAAATATTACGATAGATGAATTTGATAAAGAATACGAGAAAGTAAGGGAAGCAGAAAAGAAAACTGAAGCTTTATTTAATTCTTTATCTGCAGATGCCAAAGCCAAGTATCAAGCTGCATATGATGAATACAAGCAAGCTATTCAAGAAGCGCATGATGCAATCTTCAACGCTCAAACAGGTCTTAAAGTCAATTATGACAGGTTACAAGAAACGGCTCAACATATTCAAGATACCTTACATCAAGCACAATTCCACGATAGACCGTTTCAATTTGATACAGTTGCAATTATGAAGAATCATCTTGAGTTACAAGATGGAGATTTGGCGATTACAAGTGGCTGGGATAGTAAAGATGATGGTCATGGCAACGTGTGGCAAGTTCGAGCTAAAAAACGTAATGAGACACCAGATGAAATTAATGTGATTGCTTTACAATCTGGTTATGTAGCAGAGCGTAACTTAAGCATGATTTCAGCGGATAGTCTAGAAGATATTATGTACGGATATTCAATTAAGATTGTACATAATCAAAAAGACTATCCTAAACCAACAGTTTTCTACTATGAAAATGCGATTGGTACTGAAATCGGCGGTTTAGGTGCTGGGTCATTTGGTGAAACGTTAACCAAGTTAGTTCCTTGTGAGGCAGAATATACGGATAATAATTCAATCGTTGTTCGTATACCACGTAATTTCTACATGGATGCTAAACCATACTACAAGTATGGAGATTGGTATTTAATCAGTGGCAATAAAACAATTAAGATTAGTCTGGGTAATGTTGATGATGGTGCTGCTAAAGCTGGAGACGGTAAAGGCAGTAGCTATTTATCACATAGCACAGGCTATTTCAATTATCCAACAGCTCCAAGTGATTTAAGGTCAGTTTATGTAAATGACACAACAGAGAGATTAGAGCGGAAATAAACGCAATATCCAAGCTAAAGTCATTAGTGCAGCTAGTGGTAAGAGTACAGTTGAATTATTAGATAGCAGTAACGAATTTTCAGACAATACACAAATGAATAGATTACAAGATGGTAGCTTTGCAGCCTTTAATGGTTACAGGGCTATTTATTTTAGACAATAAAGAAAGAAGGAATAAACATGGCAATAAATTTTGATCCAATTTTTTTTGGTATGCAAAATGGCCCAGAGATGATTAAAGGAAATTTTGATAAATTAGCTGATGTTCAGAATTGGTCTGTTACGGAAGTTAGAATTACTCCTATTAATGGTTGGAGTGGTGGTGGCACTTGGAGAAAAATTAGATTAGGTAATGTTACTATAAACGCATTTGGCGCTACTTTCGTTTCACCTAAAATTGATAGCGTTCCATATGTAGTACAAGTTTCTGCTCAACCATCAGGATTTCCAGGTTGGCGAAGACTTGGAGTGTTCAGTAATGAGCATCCAGGAGATATGTTGTTTTTTGCTGATCAAGGAAAAATGAATATTATTAATTTTGGTAGTAGTAACTTAGCGGCAGGACAGCATTTTGATGTAAATGACGTATGGATTGAGGTGGCTTAAATGAAACAAGTATATTTTTATGACGAAGATACAAAGGAATTCAATGGCTATGATGTGATTGAAGATACTGCTGAAATTCCAGAAAACGCAACAACTGTTGAACCGGTAGACAGTAACGGTGTTGGCTTGTATGATCCAACTTGGAACGAAAACACAAATTCTTGGGATAGTTTAACAGAAGAAGAATGGAAGAAGAAACATATAGTTCCAGAAGTTAAACCAGAGCCAACACAAGATCAACAAATGTTGGCGAAATTGACAAAGCAAATTATGGAATTACAAGTAGCGAATGTGCAACAACAAAAGTTTAATGCAAGTTTAACAAAACAATTAATGGATCTAAATAAGGGAGGAAATTAAGATGGATGAAGTAATGTATACAATGTTTAAGGAATATTACCCACTAGGATTATTTACAGTTGATGACTGCCGTTTAGCAGTTCAAGTTCATTATTTTGGCAAGGAACAATTTAAAGAAATTACAGGCGTTGATTATGACGTACCAACTGTAGCTCCAACAGCTTAAAATAAGCAAAGGGTGGGCGGGTAGGAATAGTACAGCGAAAGCAGGTGAGTATATGTGCATTCGTTATTAGGATATTCATGGTCAGAGATAGCGTCAATTCTGGCAGCTGTTTCTGTCCTTTTTAGTGGGTTGTATTGGTTGATTAAACACGGTGCTAAAGTGATAAACATGGCAATTAGTGCAGGAACGTTCCCACTACAACAACAGTTTAAAGAACTAAACAATACAATCAAACAACTTAATGGAAATTTTGAAGAACAACACAAAAATTTAAAAAGATTAGAGCATGAAGTAGAAGAGCATGATAAAGCTATCATACTTCATGAAGAAAAAATTAAACGATTGGAGGAAAGAAAATGAAAAAAGTATTATTCGATGAAGACGGTAAGTTAAATCGTAAGACAGTAACATCATTAGTAGTATTGTCACTAGTATTGCTTCAGCAATTATGTGCAATTTTTGGGCTTAAATTTACAGGAGATACGGGACAAATCATGAACCTTGTAAATACAGTTTTAACTATTGGCGGTATTCTTGGTTTAGTAGATGGAACAACGGTTGATGTTGATACAGTCAATACGATTGAACAAACAGCAAATAAAGCTTTAAAACTTGCGAAAATAAGCAATGATACTCCTAAATCTTTAGCAGAAATGATTGACAAGGACGGCAACGTAAAATAGGAGGTGCTTAGATTGAAGAAAAAGAAAATATTAATTACTTTAGCAACGTGTACAGCGTTGCTTTTTTCTTTGAATTCAGGTAGTGTTTATGCTGCAAAAGGCGACCATGGTGTCGATTGGTCTATTTATCAAGGAGCTAACGGTAAGTGGGGGGATGCTAGAGATAAGTTTTCTGTATCTCAAATTGGTGGAACTACAACAGGTTGGAACTTGTACACTCAATGGACTTATCCAACACAAGTATCTAGCACGATCGCACAAGGTAAGCGAGCACATACCTACATCTGGTGGCAAAATGTAACTTCAAATAGTCAAGCAGATTATGTATTAAATTATTTCTTACCAAAAATTCAAACTCCAAAAGGTTCGATTGTGGCTTTAGACGTTGAATCTGGTTATCAGAACACACAAGCGATTGCTCATGCTATTCAACGAATCAAAGACGCTGGATATACACCAATGGTTTATGGATATAAGAATTACTTAGTTAATAATACTAATCTTAGTTATCTATCTACTTTGTGCCAATTATGGCTTGCTGAGTATCCTAATTATGCTGTAACACCAGAACCAAATTATAATTACTTTCCATCATTTCCCAATATTGGTATTTTCCAATTCACTTCAACTCGTATAGCTGGTGGATTGGATGGGGATGTTGACTTAACTGGTATTACTGATAATGGCTATAAGAATGGCAATCCAGAACAACCAAAAACACATACTCCAGCAGTTGATGCAGGTATCAAGGCTGATAATACACCTAAACGTGATATTACAGTAGGATATACTGTTAAAGTAAATTATTCTGCTAGTCGTTGGGCTACAGGTCAATATATACCTAGTTTCATCAAGGGTAATTCTTATAAGGTTATCCAAGTATCTGGTAATAAAGTATTGTTAGACGGTGTTATGTCATGGATCAATAAATCTGATGTTGAAATTCTTCAAACAACGGCTCCAGTTCAAGCTAACAACTCAAGTTACTATACTGTTAGATATGGTGATACTTTAGGTGGAATTGCTTATAGATATGGAACAACTTGGCAAAACTTACAAGCACTGAATGGTTTAAGTAATCCTAATTGGATTTATCCAGGACAACGTTTGAAAGTAACAGGTAGTGTATCTAGTCAGCAAACATACACCGTACGTTATGGTGATACTCTATCTGGTATTGCTTATCGTTATGGTGTAAATGCGTACACATTAGCACGTAACAATGGTATCAGCAACATTAACTGGATTTATCCAGGTCAAAGATTACACTTTTAACAGTTTATGGTATAATTTAGATGGTTTTTAATCTTATCCGAGATTGAATCAGATATAATATTTGTTATAGGGTTGGTTACCCTAATTGTGGGTAGTTACCACAAAAACATAAGGCACCTTGTTTCTATTATTATATATGGTAGAGGCAAGGTGTCTTTTTTTGAATCTTAACCCACAAAATAACCCACAGTTCATTTGATATATTTCAGTTAATAGGTAATTATAACAGTATAAATGTAGCTTTAATTAAGCAAAAAAGTAATAGTTTCTACCTATTTATATAGGGTAATATTAATGTCTCAAATTAAATAATATTTAATTTAGTTGCTGTAAATGTTGGTTTATCAACGTTTATGGCAATTTTTTTATACTTTTATATAGTATTAATAAGTTTATGTCGATTGTCGTATAGGAAATACTACTTAGTTAATGTTAAATAAAATAATAATTCAGCACTTGTAAAAGAATAATATTATGTTATAATCAAATTTTGTACAAATATAGTGATCAATTTTAAAATTAAGATTCTTTATAGCTAATGTATGGTATAATTACATGTGAAAGAATTTTGTAGGAAATTGTCAAAGGAGGGTTGGACATGCTGAGGAAAACAAAGAATTTTTTGAAGGCCAATGGAGTTTACTATGAAAAAGAACACGTTAATCCACTAATGGTTCCTGAGAGAGTTTATGTATTAAAATTTGGAATCGATGAAAAAACAATGAATAATCGCTTTATCGTCGAATATACGTATACATGGACTGGAAGAATTAAGATTAATAAGATTTCCTTACGTTTACATGGACAGCAACATCCGCGTGAATTCAGAAATGAGGCACAGTTGTTACAATATTTAAAGAAACATTCTAAGAGATATGTAAAAGGTAAAGAAATATCAAATAAAAAACGTAGTAAATAGTAAATGAACTATAATTAAATAAAAATCCGTTCAAGAACTTGTTAAAATTCTTGAACGGATTTTTTAATTTTCAGTATATAGTTTTAAATGTTCATCTCTAGATATTTTTCCCATGTCTAAAAGAGTATCAGCAATAGTATTGAGAACAAATTGACGATCTGATTTATTTTCTACAAAATCGTATTTATCGCCGTCTATTACTAGTAATGGGGATTTATCATAAGTACGTTCCCATTCGTCGTAGAATTCTAATAATCGTTTATAGTAATCTACTAAAGAAGGATCATTTGTAACCTGTTCATATTCACGTCCTCGTTTTTCAATACGCTTGATCATTGTAGGATAAGAAACTTTAATTAGAATCATCAAGTCTTTATGATTTTTAGGGGTTGCTAATTTAATTTCATCTAGCATATTTTTTAATAATTCTTGATAAATTTGATACTCTATTTGGGTTGCATTACCTAATTCTGTATTCATTCTCATGAACATAGCATCTTCATAAATAGATCTATCTAATATATTGTTATCCCCACGCATAGCTTCTTTTATCATTTTGAAACGACGATTTAAGAAGAAAGTTTGTAAAAGGTAAGTATAAGGATTGGTTACATCGGTAGCGCCAGCAGCTCTTTTTTTTGCTGCCAATTCATTTCCTTTATAAAATAGTGGTAAAACAGGATTATCAGTAACTGGTTCAAAGAAAGGTGTAGTATTTAATTCTTGAGATAATAATTTTGTTAAACTAGACTTTCCAGAACCAATAATTCCAGCTAAAGTTATCAAAAGTAATTCCTCCGTTAAAATAAACTTACATTTAATTTTACCTTAAGTAAAGCAATAATTCCAAAATATTATTATTTAATGATAAAGTTCGTGTTTTTGTGATATAAGAGTGTTTTTTATCACGTATTTAAAAATAAAATTCGAATTTTACTTTGACATCTAAGGCGCATTTTGCTATTCTATGTTTGTCTAGGAGGGATAATTTTGAAAAGAGAAGTAGCAATTGTA